TCCCTTTCTATGACTGGGGTCTCGTCGTTTTTTAAAAATTTTCACAATCATTCACAAGCATATGTCACAAGCATCACAATCATGCTCACAATCATTCACAATCAAGGACGCCACACTCATGACACAATCATTCACAAGCATGGACGCAAAGACGCAACCGCATACATATAACTTTGCTCATTATGCCTACCTATCTAATCAAATTAAACGCTTAATAGATGGCGAAGAACTAAGTTATGACTCACTGCAATTAATGCTTGACACCGTTGAGCAATTAGACAAGGACGCTGCACCTATTTACCCAGAACCAGACGGAGAATCATGGATCTAAAAAACCATCAATTCACATTAAGTCAATCAAGGACACAAATCGACTTAACACTTGAACAGCTCCGCAATCTGGAGATACTTGTCATGGACGCAAGGTTTCTTGCCAAGACAAGGAAGCATACGTTAACCAATGCAGAGATAGAAGAACTTATCCCACTAGTACAACAACCACCAATCAAGGAGGAAGCATGATTCCATACACCAGAAATTATTATCTCGACACCATAGAAAAAGGTGTTAAAAAAATGCTTAATTCCACTAGTATTCCAATCGGACAACTTGAAGAAATGGTTTACATGATTGGTGAGCTTAAAAAAGATCTTAAAAACAAGGAGACAGCATGAACACCATCAAGGATTACTGGGCAACAAATATTATGATAAAACAGTGGAAAGAATCAGACATTGAAAAGGTCTGTGAGATTGCATATGGTGACAATGCACATCAACGATACAAGCCTGCGGAAATAATTCAACGATTACAAGATATGAGCAACAGCGCGTTGGAATGGGAAGAATTAACAGATCGCAAGGACGATTTCGACTATGAGCAAATATTAATAGATCAACAGCTTGAGCGTTTGGGGTCTGTTTAATGGAATTATTTGAAATGCATGATGAATTTGAAAAGTATCAACGTAATGTCAAAAGAAACAAAGAAATAAATGTAGTGGATTTATTGGATTGGAGAGATAAAGAAACAATATCACGACTAATAGACGCAAAGTTAGAAAAGGAATACGGCAAGGACGCAAAAAACATTCAATGGCTTTTTACATGTAATGGTTATTTCAAAATTTACGAACCCACCTTATGACTAAATACGAAGTTAGAACAACTCAAACAATCGTGAAATATTATCACGTGAAAGCAAACTCTTCAGACGCAGCTATCAAAGCAATTAAAAACGATGAAGGCATACTTGATGACATGAAAATACTTGAAAAGAAATATGACTACGCATTACAACTATCACCCGAAGGAGAACCAATCCTATGACAATTGACATAACCCAACAGCTCAACTACTCAGCAGCAGTGCGCAAAGCAGAACCTGACTGGGATGATGACAAGGTTAGAGCAGCAGCCGAATACCTTGTCTTATACATGGACATAAGGCTCAAACCATACAAAGTTAAAGAGAAATTAAAAGAATTTGACAAAGAAGGGGGATTTCTCTTCTAACTCCTTCGAGGATCGCCTAGAAGACGTCTGTAATAACGCCGCTATATACCAGTAACCATATTTTCACAAACATCACGGACGCAATGAGCACTTACAAATTAACTTATCAACCTTTAGATCCTCTCAAAAGTCCAGATCCAAGATTCACATTTATACATGCGGATGATGACGAGGAGGCTGCATACGAAGCTGATGCTTACTGCAAAGTATTTTATTACAAACTAATCGACGTTGAATACATTATATGAAAAAGAAATACTATCCAAATAATTGGCAGGCGATATCGGAATGCCCTGACAGCTTCTTTCCTCCTATGGAGTATGAGGATTTACTTGATTGGAAAATTTATGGCTATCAATTACCTAGTTCTCACTATGGGATTATTCGCACATACGATAAAAAGAACGGCAAAGTAAAAGAATATAGCTACAAATCTGAACACTACGCCAAACAAAAGCTAAAAGAAGTAATCAAGGACGATCAGGTCATAGTCTTCGCAACAATGGAAGGCGTATGGCATTTACATAAACCACCAATAGACTTTAACAATCCATGAAAGAACAGACTTTTAACAAAAGATTACAGCAATTGATTGATCAGCTTAACATTCATTCACATAAAAAGGAAATCCTAGAAATTATGGCTCAACAGGTAGCGGACGATACCGAATGCATTGGAATGTAACAAATTTTCCTTGATTGTTCAAAAAAAATACCTAGTATATTTTCGTTGTAACAGTTTTTTATGGAACTTATTTCATTCCAAAACTTGTATATCGGCTATGATTCGGACAAGTTTTGTGACTTTTCTATCCACGTTGGTAATCTTATGATAGAATATCAATGTCCGAACGCTAAAGGCAATGGAAGTATTCCGCCAGACAACAGATCATCAGATGGAGAAACTTCTGAAGGCAATGGAGCTATTCAGGAGTTACGACCCAGAGATCCCAGCACAGGTGATTAGTGTGTTTCTTTATATTGCTAGTCATGATGACTGCACTAAATTGCAGTTACAGGACAAAGATATAGGTTTAAACATGCCAAGCGCAAGTGCGTCTAGGAATACTGACTGGCTTTCTCACAAGCATCGGCTCGGTAAAAACGGCTTAAATTGGATTATCAAATACAGAGATCCATCTGACATGCGTAAGCAAGTCATGAAGCTATCTCCTCAAGGAGTCTTATTAGTCAAACAACTCAGAGACATTCTTTATGGTTAAATCCACTTGGAAACAATGCAGAGATTACACATTACGTCGCCACCCAGCATGGGTAACTGGCGGAGGTCGTAAGTCTGCAATTCTATATTCTGGTAAGTTTGGTGAATTACATCCTTTAACATTTGACCCTCATAAAATTACAATGCGTCTGATTTTGGACGATTGTTATGAGTTAAAAGCTCAAGGGTTAAAGCATGGATCACTAAATAGATACATATCAGCAGTATCGCAAGTCCTAAAGTTTTCACAAGAATACGGTCTTTTATCTCAGGACTGGACAGTCCCTAGATTTAAAAGATTTAGTGAAGACGAGGACGCACTTGAACGAAATGCTTTTACAGCAGAAGAACTCAAGTCAATGGTTGTATTTGCACGTGACTCACTAATGCATGATGCATTGGCTGACATCATTTTATTTGCAGCTTTAACAGGTATAAGGCAGGAAAAAATCTTGCAGTTAACCAAGGACAAAGTTGACCTTACAAATAAAATCATCACTGTAATGAAACCAAAACGTCGTGGACAACAATCTCGTACTTGCGGGATACATGACCAATTAATTCCTATGCTTGTACGAAGGTGCAACGAAGATAGGACTTATATTTTTGGTGATGACTGGCTCAATGCTGACCAGCTTCGCAGGCATTTTCGCAAATGCTTACGACACATCAACCGCACGGATGGAACATACACATTCCATGGGCTACGCCATACAAATGGCACACTCCTGATTCAATCAGGTGTAAATATCAAGGACGTTGCTGACCATATGGGTCACAGCTCCACCCGCGTAACTGAACGCTACTTACATGCAGCTGATAAAGAACTGGCTAAGCGTGTAAACTCTATAGACTTCGCTATTGCGTAATCCAATGCGTCTATAGATGTTAAAATCATCACTTTTTACAAAGAATTTTGTCTTATTTTAAGTCCGTTGTTACAATTAAATTGCGCAAACGCCTTGGGAGTGTGGCGGAATTGGTAGACGCGCCGGACTTAAAATCTTCCAGAGTTTAAAGTATTAAGTGGACGGGATTAGCTGAGAAGCTAGTCCCTTTCTTTATTGTATATGTGTACGAAAGTGCACGAAAAAATCTACCGAGCTATGCTAACTTCTAGAGTAATAGAAGAGCAGGAAGCATTCGAGCGTAAACAAATAAGTGCAGGGCTAGAAAGGTTACGTTTAACTACACAGAAATTAGAAGATCAAACGTATGCTAGTGCCACAATTTATGGCTCCTCATCAATCAGTGCTATCTTGCCTTCCTTCATTGACGCAATAAATAAGAAGAAAGAATATTCAAGGAAGTATGCAGGAAAAAACCACGCCATTCTCTCAAAATATATTTTCCCTGAGAGCAGTGAGCTTTTAGCTTTATTGACTGGCAAGGTCGTATTTGACCATGTTTTTTCCTCACGTAAAAATAAACATCAAATAAATACAATTGCTACCGCTGTTGCGTCAGCTATCGAAGCTGATCTGCAAATGCGATACTACGAGCAGGAGGCACCAGCTTTGCTGACTGTCCTCAAAAGAAACTACTGGCACGAAGCCAAGGGCACAGAATACAAACGTAAATCTATTCAAACAACCATGCACAAATGTGATATTAATCCATGGGTAGGTTGGAATAAAACAATTAAAATCAAGGTCGGAACGTGGTGCCTTGACGTATTGATGGAAGTTTCTGGTTGGTTTGAAAAGTTCAACATGCCTAAAGGTAAGAAAGAAATATTAGTACTCATCCCCACCCCTAAATTAATTGAACACAAAGAAACTCTCACAAGCATCGCGGAAACATTTAGTCCTTTGGCTAAGCCTATGTTTATCAAGCCCCGTAATTGGAACCCTCTTCAAGACGGTGGTTATTACCTCAACGACTTAACAAAATGTCATAAGTTCATACGGGGAACCGATCAACAAGTAATACAGGGTGAAATACCTTACCAATTTATAAACGCCTTACAATCCGTAAAATATAAGCTAAATCCATTCATAGTTAAAGTAGCTAAGGAGTTGGAGGAGAGAGGTATAGAGGTAGGTAAATTTAAACCTGTAGTAGATCATCCAATACCAAACTTGCCAGCAGATGCTGATACAAATAAGCAAGCTTTAAAAGATTGGAAGAAAGCTAAAACAAAAGTAATGAATGCACAGGCAGCAGAAGTGCGTAAGTCCTGTAGGACTCGTATGACAATGAATGTTGTACGTGAATTTGAAAAGAAAGAATTTTATATTCCATTTTCGTTTGACTATCGTGGTAGAGCATATCCAATACCAGCTTTCTTGACACCACAAGACACTGACTTTGGTAAAAGTTTATTGTTATTTGCAGAAGGTGCAAAGATTAATAGTAAGGGGATGGAATGGATTAAGTTCCAGCTCGCTACTACCTATGGTTTAGATAAGGCGACAATGGAAGAGCGCATTGCTTGGATAGATAATCCAGAGAATATGCAATTAGTTCACCGAGTATGGTCAGATCCTATTGGTAACATTGCTGACTGGGAAAATGCTGACGAACCTTGGCAGTTTATGGCTGCATGTGTTGAGTATTACGAATTACATCATGAACATCGTGATATAACCTATCTACCAGTAGCAACAGATGCAACTTGTAGTGGTTTGCAGATTTTAGCTGGATTAGCCAAGGACGTCAGTACCGCAAAACTGGTTAATGTAGTTGGTTCCAGTAAACCTCAAGATGCTTATAAGCTTATAGCTGAAAAGAGTATGGATCGTATTCCTGACAGGCTTCGCCCATTCTGGGATAGAAAGACTACTAAAAGGTGCGTTATGACCATACCTTACAATGCTAAGCCATTCTCTAACCGTTCCTATATTAGAGAAGCATTTATTGAGAAAGGTATTACGCCAGACAAGGACGAGTTGACACAATGCGTTAAAGCTGTGAGATCAGCAATGGAAATTGTAGTTCCCGGTCCAATGCAAGTTATGAGATGGATTGAGAGCGAAGTAGGAAATACTATTAAAAACGGAGCTGACAAAATACAATGGAAAACCCCTAGCGGGTTTGAGGTGAACCAAAAACTTATGAAAGGTGAAGGACCTCCAATTGTAATTCAGACAAAGTTAATGGGTAACTGCAGAATATCTATTGGTAGTAGCAAAAAGGTTGTTGACCTTAAGCATCATAAGAATGCTACTGCACCAAATTTAATTCATTCATTAGATGCAAGTTTGCTTCACTTTGCTGTTACCGAGTTCAATAAACCAATTGCGACCATACACGATTCTGTTCTCTGTCGAGCTACTGACATGTGTATTTTGTCCACATTGGTACGAAAAACTTACATGCGTCTGTTCGCGGACCATGAACCACTAACCGACTTTGCCCTAGCGATAGGTGCAGAGAATGACCCACCGATTATTGGCGACTTGAAACCAGAAGCCGTAATTGATTCAACATATTTTTTCTGTTAATGAGAAACATACATATCACCGCAGAGCCTGTGACCCTTGAAGGTTTTCAAGCTGTGTTAAAGCCAAGTAAATTTGGTTATACATTAAAAGCAGTTGTAGGAGATGACATAATCTCTGCGCTAGAGACTGAAAGAGAAGACTGTCTTAAATGGGCTGAATCAAAATTAAAAAACCCAAAGAGAGCTTTGCTAAAACCTACACCTTGGGAAGAGGTATCTAAAGGTAAATATACAATTAAGTTTTCTTGGTCAGATGATAAAAAACCACCTGTTGTAGACACAGAAGGAACTCCAATCAAGGACGAAAACACACCACTCTTTGCAGGCAGCAAGGTTAAATTAGGATTTATACAGAAGCCATACATATTAAAGGATGGTCAGACATATGGCACCTCACTTAAATTATCTGGTGTACAAATCGTAAGCATACAATCAGAGGTTGGAGTTGATACAGGAGATTTAGACGAGGCAGGAGCTGCTGAGTTGTTTGGTACAACTTCTGGCTTTAAGGCTTCAGAACCAAATGTAACTCCTGATTTAACACCAGCATCAGTTGAACCTGACGATGATTTCTAATGGCTTTCAGATCAGGGCTAGAGGAAAAAGTAGCTGATCTATTGGCAGAACTGGGAATTGACTATGAATATGAGGAAATTTCCTACCCTTACACAATTGAACATCAATATACGCCCGATTTTGTATTACCTAATAAGGGAGTCATACTAGAAATAAAAGGATATTGGGATCCTCCTTCTAGAAGAAAGATCAGACAAGTAATAAAAGATAACCCAACAATAGATCTACGTATGGTATTTCAAGATCCATATAAACGTATTTCTAAAAAGTCAAAAACAACATATGCAAAATGGTGCGACAGATACAACATAAAATGGTGTGCTGCACATTGCATACCAGTTGATTGGTTGAAATGACAGCAGAATTTTTAAGACATGAGCCATGCGAAGTGTGTGGCTCTTCTGATGCGAAAGCTATATATAGCGACGGAAACACATTTTGTTTTAGTTGTCAAAACTTAACTACTGACAACAATAATCACAATCAATACATGCACTCAAATGCAACATTCAAAGGATCAGCACAAAGACTTAATAAACGAAGAATTAGCGAGTCTACATGTGAACACTACAAAGTATATAGAGATGGAGAATTTCTCCGCTTCCCTTATTATGGCAGCGATAGAACTTTACGAGGATTCAAAACCAAAAACAAGATAAAAGAGTTTAAGTATGAAGGAATTACTACTGACACTTTATTTGGGCAGTCTCTGTTTCCTTCTGTTGGTAAACGTATTATTGTTTACGAAGGCGAACTGGATGCGTTATCAGGTTGGGAAGCGTACCCGAACTGGGCGCATATCTCTCTTCCGCATGGAGCGTCGTCGGCAAAGAAAGATATACAAAAACAGCTTGAACTTTTTCAAGGATATGCGGAAATCATTCTTTTCTTCGACAAGGACGAAGCGGGTCAAAAAGCGACTGAATCAGTTGCGTCACTCTTACCGTCTGGAAGAGTTAAGATTGCACATCTTCCGGATCCATACAAAGATGCTTCCGATGCTTTACAAAATGGAGACGCTGAAGCGATCCGCAAAGCTATCTGGAATGCGTCGCCGTATCAACCGGATGGAATAGTAGATGGTAAATCTTTATTAGAACTAGTAACTAACCCTAGTCCTCCATGCGATTTTGAATATCCCTTTGCAGGATTGCAAAGACTAACTCATGGATGCAGATATGGAGAGCTAACGGTAATTAGTGCAGGAACAGGTCAAGGTAAATCAACCCTGACAAGACAGTTGGCGACTCACTTTTTAAACAAGAACGAGCGTGTCGGGTATATCGCACTAGAAGAATCTAATAGAAGAACAGCCCTGGGGCTTATGTCTGTAGCAACTGGAAAGGCTTTGCATCTTGGAGAACATACCAAAGAAACATTGCAAGAAGCATATGACTACACCCTCAAAGACTGGAACCTCTTCCTTTATGACCACTTTGGGAGTGCTGATCCTGATATTATTTACAGCCGTATTGAATATATGGCACTTGCGCTCGAAACAAAAACAATCTTCCTCGACCACTTATCCATATTAATTTCTGGATTAGATGGAGATGAGAGAAAGATGATAGACACCACCATGACTAAGCTCAGAAGTTTAGTTGAACGAACTGGAATAAAACTATTTTTAGTTTCTCACTTACGTCGTACACAGACAGATAAAAACCATGAAGAAGGAGCACGGGTAACTTTAGGTCAACTAAGAGGATCCGCTGCAATATCTCAGCTTGCAGATGAAGTCTGGGGACTTGAAAGAAACCAGCAAACTGAAGCTGATGACGTGACGATATTACGTGTACTAAAGAATCGTTACTCAGGAGAAGTTGGTGTTGCATGTCAATTGAAATACAACAAAGAAACATGTAAATACGATGAAACTACAGAACCAGTATTTAATCCCAGTACAGATTTTTAATCATGCTGGTATTTGATATAGAAACAAACGGATTATTATATGACGTATCTAAGATACATTGCATTGCCACTTTCGATACCGAAACGGAAACATCCTACGTATTTAACAATAGGGGTGGAGAGTCGGGTTCGATCAAAGATGGTATCAATCAAATTATGGGTAGCAAAGTTATTGCTGGTCATAATATCATTGGTTACGATATCCCCGTTATTAGGAAGCTCAATGATTGCTTTTCTTATAATGGTGAGCTTGTTGACACTCTTATTTTATCTAGGACATTCCATCCAAACCTGATGGAAATTGACAAAAGAAGAAACTGGAGACATATGCCAATGCAACTATATGGAAGGCATTCTTTAGAAGCTTACGGTTACAGATTAGGCGAATATAAAGGTGAATTTGGTAAGACGGCTGATTGGAAAGAATGGAGTCAAGAAATGCAAGATTATATGGTCCAAGACGTAAAAGTTACAACAAAATTATGCGAGCACTTCCGCCCCTATCTGACGCGCTCAAATTAGAGCATGAAGCAGCACAAATACTAACAGAACAAGAAATACACGGATGGTACTTTGACGAAAGAAAAGCACAGCAACTTGAGTCATCTCTCCGAAGAGAGATGGAAGACACTCTTGAAATATTACGAAAACAATATCCCTTCGTTGCTGGACCAATGTTCACACCTAAACGAGATAACCGGACACAAGGATATGTTGCAGGAGCAGAAATACAAAGATTAAAAGAATTTAATCCAACATCACGGGACCACATAGCATGGATACTGACGACGCACTTAAATGTAAAACTGAGCAAGATCACGACGACTGGGAAACCAATTATCGACGAGATTACATTGATGGAGATAGATATTCCCTTCTCGAAACAATGTGCGAAATGTTTGACGATAAAGAAGAAGCTTGGAATGATATCCGAAGGCGTGAACGCATGGAACAAGCTTGTTACGAGTGAAAGCAGAATACATCATCATTGTTCTGTGGCTACTAACACTTTTCGGTGTGCACATAGAAAACCTAATTTGGCACAAGTTCCTGCCTCAAATGAATTTAGAGAACTATTTAAAGCAACTCCGGGAAAAGTAATGGTAGGTGCTGACCTATCTGGAATAGAGCTACGAATGTTAGCTCATTACTTGGGACGATATGACGGAGGTCGATATGCCGACATATTACTGAACGACGATATTCATCAAGTTAATGCTGACAAAATAGGAATCACACGACGCCAAGTTAAGACAGTTACATATGCATTTTTGTATGGTGCTGGAAATGAAAAACTTGGTATGAGTTATGACAACACTCTTTCTCCAGCTAAGGCTAAGAAAAAAGGTCAAGAAATAAGAGAAGCATACGTTGCTGCTATTGAAGGTTTATCAGAACTATTACAAGCAGTAGCACACAAAGCATCTGTTGGCTGGATCAAAGCATTAGATGGTAGAAGAGTTATTGTTGATAGCTCACATAAAGGACTGAATTATTTATTGCAATGTTCAGCAGGAATAATAGCTAAACGCTGGATGGTTATTGCTAATGAAGCAGTACAACACAATGCTCACACTCATCAATTAGCGTTCGTGCATGACGAGTTGCAATACGAAACAACTCAGGAACATGCACAAATATTAATGGGTGTTTTAGAAAATGCAGCCGTTTTAGCTGGAGAATACTACAAATTACGTTGTCCCATAGCTGCTGAAGCTAAACAAGGCAAGACATGGGCTGACGTGCATTAAATATATGAAATTATTAATAGATTGCGACTACATAGTTTATAAATGTTGTGCAGCAACAGAAACTGAAATGGATTTTGGTGAAGACGTAATAGTTGTTACTTCAGATTTCTCTGAAGCTTATAAATGCGTTAAAAGAGAGTTAAACAAGATTCAGACACAATTAGGTTCGTTTAATGATGAACTAATATTATTTTTTACAAGCCCTCAGAATTTTAGGAAAAAAATTTCTCCAGATTACAAGGGACATAGACAACGAAAAAAGCCCTGTGGATTCAAAAGGGTCATAAATCACCTTAAAAAAGAATACAGAGTTATCCTCAAGGATACCCTCGAAGCTGATGACTCACTTGGTATTTATGCCACGAAGTTTCCCGGTAACATAGTTGTCTCACCTGATAAAGATATGAGACAGATTCCCGGTAGATTATATGACTTCAATGAGACAGTTGATATTACCAAAGATGAGGGAGCGCGGTGGCATTTAATACAATCAATGGCTGGTGATAACACAGACGGTTACAGCGGTGTTCCCGGTATAGGTATTAAGAAAGCCATCAAAATATTTGAGGAGAAAGGTTACACATGGCAAGCAGTCGTTGAAACTTTTGAAGAGAAAGGAATGACTGAAGAAGATGCATTGATGAATGCAAGACTCGCAAGAATTTTAACTACGGAAGACTACGATCATGAAAAAAAAGAACCAATCCTCTGGCAACCCCTTAGAGACTACAAAATTAACTCTCCATCAAGACTTGGAGTTGAGGGAGATAGAACTAGCTCTACATCAAATTGATAAAGAGACAATGATCGAGCTTTACCTCAAATTACAAACACAAGTTTTTAAATTATCCACTTTAATGCGCCCACTTTTAGATGAAGCAAAAAAACGAAGGTCCTGATTACTACCAAAGAGGAAACATAGAGGTCTGGGATTTTATAAGAGATCAAGATCTTAACTATCACCTTGGAAACGTAATTAAATACGTATGTCGTACTGGATATAAAGATGACGACATCAAAGATTTAAAAAAAGCTGCCCATTATTTATTAAATGAAATCGAATCAAGAACAAGCAAAAGAGTTTAGAACACTTTATAAAATAAAAAGTTCTGACAGTAAACCAGTAAGACAGTATCAAGTTGACTTAATAACTGAAGAGTATGGAGAGTTTATTGAAGCTGAAGGTATGTTGTTTAGAGAATCAGATAAATACAAGGAAGAATGTCTGAAAGAGTTAGCCGATCTTGTATATGTCTGTTATCAATACGCTGCCAACATGGGTTGGGATCTTGATCGAGCATTAGCACTAATACATCAAAGCAACTTATCTAAATTAGATGTTGATGGTAAACCAATTTACAGAGAAGACGGAAAGATATTAAAAGGACCTAATTACAAAAAACCTAATTTACATTCACTCATATAAATGGCTAACAAAATTGCTAGGACTGGTCGAGTCCAGTCATGGATGGATAATCCAGAATCACGTCTACCCGTATCATGCACAGTCTTCGTTGTTGAAGATTCAATGGAAGGACCAAATGGAATTGAAGCGAGTTGGAAGTTTGTATCGCATGCTCTCCGCTATGGAGCAGGAGTTGCAGTTCACTTGTCGAAATTGCGACCAAACGGAACAAAAAGCATTAAAGGAACTGACACACTTGTTGCATCAGGACCAACATCATTCGGAAAAATTTACTCAACATTAAATGAAATTCTTAGGCGCGGAGGTACGTACAGGAACGGTGCTGTTGTCCTCCATCTTGATATTACTCATCCCGATATCCTTACTTTTGTCGAGTCCCCTCGTCAAGATTTACCGTGGGTTAAAAGGTGTGTCAATCTTAAAGGAGAAGACTGGTCAAATACAAAACCTGAAGTCAAATCCGCCATCCTTGCCGGGATTGGAAGGGGTGACATCTGGCTTAACAAAATAAAATACAACAAATATGGAAAAAGAATTAGAGGAAATGTTTGCCTCGAAGTTTATTTGCCCTCACGTGGTACCTGTCTCCTCCAGCATATCAATCTCGGTGCCTGTGATATCGGAAACTTGCGACAAGCTTTCCGTGAAGGTATGTCAGAACTGTGCCGTCTCCATCCTACGACAGGTGTCGGAGAATCTGGAGAGTACCTTGACCCGAAAGAGGACAAGCAAGTCGGACTTGGATTGCTTGGATTAGCAAACTTTTTAAGGCTTAATAAAATTACCTATGCCCAGTTTGGGGATGCGTTAGAGGCTATTAATCATGGCACTACCATCCACGGTATCGCTGGAATCGCAGCACGCGAACTGTACTTGGGCATAGAAATAGCTGCGAATATAGCACGTGAGAACAACATGGAACGAGCATTCGCCATAGCTCCTACTGCCAGTTGTTCATACAGGAGTAGAGATACTGCTGGATTCACTTCAACACCAGAGATCGCACCTCCTATAGCTAGAACAGTTGATAGGGATTCGGGTACATTTGGTGTTGAGACAGTTTCATATGGTGACGTAGAGATCGCATCCGAAGTCGGATGGGAGACGTATAAAAAAGTAGCAGATCAGATAATGATTATGCTTGAAAAAACTGGATTGCTTCATGGCTATAGCTTCAACTCTTGGAGTGACATGGTGACATACGATGAAGCATTTATTGAAGAGTGGATTGCTAGTCCACAAACTTCCTTGTATTACAGCCTTCAAGTTATGGGCGATGTACAAGACAAGTCTAATGCCTATGCAGCTCTAGAAGAGAATGAGGTTGAAGACTATCTAAGTAGCATAATCCAATGTGACTGCGGACAATGAATCCCTATATAAAATTACTGTCCAGAAAAAGGACATGGACACCCGTCCAAACTACGAAAGGAGAATTAAAAAATGGAGCCGAAGAAACCATCTTCCGTTGCCTTGCAATACGGCATATGGAGTTACCAGTTGGCGAGTTCATTACAGAAGCTCTTGATAAAAATGTTCCCGACTCTGCCAGAGCACTTCTAGCAAGCAACGTCCAAGACGAGATCAAACACGATCAAGCTTTAGGTTATATCACCAACGCATTAGGCGTAGATGATAAAGCGGAAGCAGAAGCATTGCGCCTACGCGCGGCTTGGGAAGAACATCCAGACCATACAATCTGCAAAGCGTTAGTAGCAGAAAGAGCAATCTTTTTTGTATTACTACCTTTCTTTAGATTCAACGGTGACGCTGGTCTTAGAACTGTTAGTGCAGATATATCAAGAGATGAACAAGTTCATGTGGCTACCAATAGTTTGGTTTGTGCAGAGCTAGGTCTAGAACCTAGTCAATCATTAGACAAACTAAGAAAAGCTACTATCAACTGGATCATGCAACCATTAAAAAATAATCCTGACGATAGATATTTAAACAAAAAATTTTGGTTAGATGCCAGCGACAGACTTATGTACGAAGGCAAGGCACCAGAATTTTCACAGACCAAGGCAGCAAGAATGCCTGCATTTTTTGAGCACTCAAATGTCAATCTCCCTCAATACTCTTAAGCTTCACAACGATAGGCTTAATGAAATAATTGAAAAATTAGATAGAGATTTTGGGTGGAAACCTATTCACCCAAAAGAAGATATCCAATCAATCATGTATAGAGCTGGTCAAGCCAGTGTGGTTGAGTACATAAAATCAATACAAGAGGACGAAAACTAATGTGTTTATTCGGAGGCAATAGTTCACCACCGCCACCACCCTTACCCCCAGCACCACCACCACCTTTACCTCCTACACCTACAACCCCACCTCCTGATCCAATAATTAAGGATGTGAATCCACAGGTGAAGAGAGCTAAAGATGATCGTGGGAATAAAAATAAGAGCCAGTACTCTCAAGGTACAGGTTCAACCAGAATAAAAATCAGTCCAAAAGTAAATACAGGTCAAGGTAACATGCCAAGTGGAGGACTTAACTAACAATGTTGGCACGTGAAAGATACAATCAACTGGTAACAGATCGAAGACAATTCCTAGATAAAGCAGTTGAGTGTAGTGAACTCACGTTACCTTACCTAATTAAAGACGATACATCTTCAAGACCTACACACGAATCTTTAAACATACCGTGGCAATCAGTAGGATCCAAGTGCACAGTAGGATTAGCAGCAAAATTAATGCTTGCAATCCTACCTCCACAAGGAACTTTTTTTAAGCTACAAGTAAGAGAAGATAAGTTAGGTGAAGATTTACCAATGGCAGCGAGGTCAGAACTTGACCTATCACTATCCAAAATGGAACGCATGGTTATGGATTACATAGCTGCGTCCAATGACAGAGTTGTTATACACCAAGCACTTAAACATTTAATTGTTGGTGGTAACTCTCTGTTATTTATGGGTAAAGATGGTATTAAAAACTATCCGCTTAATAGGTATGTCGTTAATAGAGATGGAAACGGTAACGTCCTAGAAATAGTTACAAAGGAATTGATAAGTCGAGACGTGCTTGGGTTTGAAGTACCTAAGCCACAACCTAATACTGGTATTGACGAAACCAGCGGTAGTCATTCTGATGATGTCGAAGTTTACACATACGTGAGACTAGATAACGGCAGATGGGTATGGCACCAAGAAGTATTAGATAAGATAATTCCCAATACAAGAAGTACTGCTCCAAAGAATGCAAGTCCATGGTTAGTCCTGACTTTTAATTCCGTAGATGGAGAACAGTATGGTAGAGGTAGAGTCGAAGAATTTCTTGGCGACCTCAAATCTTTAGAGGGATTATCACAAGCCCTAGTAGAAGGTGCTGCTGCAGCCTCGAAAGTAATTTTCTTGGTTAGCCCATCATCAACTACAAAGCCAGCCACTATTGCAAAGGCTGGTAACGGAGCCATTGTTCAAGGTAGAGCAGAGGACGTACAAGTTGTACAAGTTGGTAAAACTGCTGACTTCTCTACTGCTGCACAGATGGCACAAACTATAGAAAGAAGATTGCTTGAAGCTTTCCTTGTTATGAATGTAAGGAATGCCGAAAGAGTAACTGCTGAAGAGGTACGCCTTACACAGTTAGAACTTGAGCAACAGCTAGGAGGAATATTCTCATTACTAACTTCATCATTTCTTATACCTTATTTAGATAGAACACTTTTGGTATTACAAAGAAGTAATGAATTACCAAAGTTACCTAAAGATGTTATTAGACCAGCAATAGTTGCGGGTGTAAATGCTTTAGGTAGAGGTCAAGACAGAGAAGCATTAACTATGTTTATGTCAACTATTGCACAGACAGTAGGACCGGAAGCTTTAATAAAATTCATAAATCCTTTAGAAGCAATAAAAAGATTAGCTGCAGCACAAGGTATTGACGTACTTAATCTTGTTAAGACTGAGATGCAGTTAGGAGAAGAGAAGGCAGAGATGATGCAGAACCAACAGAATCAAACCTTACTAGAACAAGCTGGTCAATTTGCTAATTCACCAATAGCTGATCCAACAAAACAACCACCACCAGTAGTACAACCGCAAGATGGCTGAAACATTTACAAGTGATAATACTCCAGACACCACTATCCTTACCGAAGAGGAACAGGATTCACTGGCTGTTGGAGAACAGTTAGTAGAAGAACAAGAAAATTTATTAGCTGGAAAATATAAGAATGCTGAAGATTTAGAGCAAGCTTACCTAAACCTACAGAAAAAATTAGGTGAAGGTAACGAAGAATATGACGGAGAATATGAAGAAGAAACCGATCAACAAGAATTAGAGGAAGAGGAAGTTGAGTATTCGCCTGCGGTTTCATTAATTAATGAAGCATCAGAAGAATACTATTCAAACAATGGTTCTCTTAGTGAGGAGACTATAGAAAGGTTTTCTGAAATGAGTAGCCAAGATTTAGTTAATGCTTACTTGGATATTCAAGCAAATAATCCTCAAGCTCCACAACAAGCTATTGAATTATCTGATGCACAGGTAAACACTGTACAGAATGCAGCTGGTGGAGAAGCCAACTACAACCAAGTTGTTGAGTGGGCTGCTGCAAATTTAGATAATGCCAGTATCGACGCATATGATTCTGTCGTAGATACAGGAAATACAGCAGCTATTAACATTGCCTTCAAAGGTTTGCAACGTCAGTTTGACGAAGCAAATGGTTATGAAGGAAGGATGTTACAAGGTAAAGCCGCTAGTAGCTCAGGTGATTTATTTAGATCACAGGCTGAATTAGTAGCTGCTATGTCTGACCCTCGCTATGACAGTGATCCAGCATATAGAGCTGACGTTATAGCAAAACTTGATCAATCAGACCTTCAATTCTAATGAGCAAAGATTTAGAAAAGTTGGTTGAAAATATTTACCCATACGAACCACCAATACGATTAATGACACATCACAAAGAAAACAAAAATCCAATTATGACATTTGAAGCAGAGCGTTTTAACGGATGGGCAGCAATGCTTGGATTCGTTGCAGCAATAGGCGCATACGTAACTACCGGACAAATCATTCCCGGAGTTTTTTAAATGGCAGCAATCTCACTAACTAGAGAAGCTAATAATAATTGGCAGAAGTTTTGTGAGTGGGTCACTAGCACTAACAACCGGCTTTATGTCGGTTGGTTTGGTGTCTTAATGATTCCTACATTACTTACTGCTACTACTTGCTTTATACTCGCCTTTATCGGTGCACCACCTGTGGACATCGACGGCATACGTGAACCAGTTTCCGGTTCTTTATTATATGGAAACAATATTATATCTGGAGCAGTCGTCCCTAGCTCCAACGCAATAGGACTGCACTTTTACCCTATCTGGGAAGCCGGCACTTTGGACGAGTGGTTATATAACGGTGGACCATATCAACTCATTGTGTTCCATTTTTTGATAGGTGTAGCTGCCTATGCAGGAAGGCAGTGGGAACTTTCATACAGACTTGGAATGCGACCTTGGATATTTGTAGCTTATACAGCTCCACTATCAGCAGCTCTCGCAGTATTCTTAGTCTACCCTTTCGGACAGGGGAGTTTTAGTGATGGCATGCCTCTTGGTATTTCTGGTACTTTTAACTTCATGTTCGTATTCCAAGCAGAACATAATATACTCATGCACCCATTCCATATGGCTGGTGTTGCTGGGGTTTTCGGTGGATCTCTTTTCTCTGCTATGCATGGAAGTTTGGTTACTTCCTCACTTATTGCAGAAACGTCAGAGGAAGTATCACAGAACTATGGCTATAAGTTTGGGCAAGATGAAGAGACGTATAATATTGTCGCTGCACACGGGTACTTTGGGAGACTAATTTTCCAATTTGCTTCTTTCAATAATAGCCGTGCTTTACATTTCTTCCTAGCTGTATTCCCTGTGGTCGGCATATGGCTGACCTCAATGGGTATATGCACAATGGCATTTAACCTAAATGGCTTTAACTTTAACCAATCAGTTGTTGATGTTAATGGAAAGGTTATCCCTACATGGGCTGACATTGTTAATAGACAAAACCTTGGTTTTGAAGTTATGCACGAGCGTAACGCTCACAACTTCCCTCTTGATTTAGCTTGTGCTGAATCTACAGAGGTTGCATTAATAGCTCCAGAAATTGCTTGATAAATTTGTATTAGCTCTTACACTCGTAACTAATCTCTTTATCATCTCTGGAGTAACTCGTCATTGGAATAATATGTCACATCAAAATGATGCAATGAAAGCCAGTATAACAAGATTTGAATTTTGTAATAATGAGCAAGAACGTAAGCTTGAAGATAGGCAAGCACAAGAGTCGGACGGGAGGACTGACGAAAGCGGGCAGAGATAAATACAACAGAGCGACAGGATCAAACCTCAAGGCACCACAGCCGGGAGGCGGTCCTCGCAAGCGTTCATTCTGTGCCCGCATGTCGGGAGTAAAAGGACCGATGAAAAAACCAAACGGCAAGCCTACTAGAAAGGCTCTTGCCCTACGTAAATGGAAATGTTAATTATGCCAAAAGGAAAAGGTACCTACGGTACAAAAAGAGGAAGACCACCTAAGAAAGGTACTCGTTGTGCCTGCTAAAAGAGGACTTTATGCAAACATCCACGCCAAGCGTAAACGCATAGCTGCTGGATCAGGTGAAAAGATGAGAAAACCTGGAGCTAAAGGTGCTCCTACAAACGCGAACTTCAAGCGAGCAGCTAAAACTGCAAAGAAGAAAAAATAATGCCACGTCCGTTCATCCCTTCGGGGACGCATGATTCCTAAGCATGGAACGGGGCTTAGGTATATGGAGATAACCATGAAAGTTACATTCGTATATCGTGGCGTTGCTTACACAAGAGTAATCAAATAGGTGATTAAGGGAGGTTCGATTCCTCCCTACTCAATTTGGCTAAAGCCCTCTGAGGAGGATACCTTTAAGCCGTCGACGGTGGGAAAAGACCACAAAACGTGCCAGTCTCACGTTAGACCAATTAAGACTGCTATAATTCTAGCGTTAGGAACGACAATATATACCCTTAAATTTTAAGAAAAAATCATGGCTCAACAGAGTACAGGAATGACCTCCTCACTTACAAGGCAGGGTCGTTTAAATGATGGTGCTGATAACAGAGCACTTTACTTAAAATTGTTTAGTGGAGAAATGTTCAAAGGCTTCCAGCATGAGTCAATTGCTCGTGACTTGGTAATGAAGAGAACATTAAAGAATGGAAAATCTTTACAGTTCATCTACACAGGTAGAACAACTGCTGAGTTCCATACTCCCGGAAATTCAATTTTAGGTAACAGCGACGGAGCACCTCCAGTCGCAGAGAAGACAATCACATGTGATGACCTTCTTATCTCAAGTGCATTCGTTTATGAACTAGACGAGACACTTGCTCATTACGAATTGAGAGGAGAAATAAGTAAGAAGATTGGATATGCATTAGCAGAGAAGTATGACAGACTCATCTTCAGAGCTATTGCAAAAGGAGCTAGACAAGCTAGTCCAGTTGGTAAAACATCTTCTTTCAGAGAACCCGGTGGAACACAGATCCGCGTAGGTTCAACAACTGCTGAAACAGATGCTTACACAGCAGATAATTTAGTTAAAGCTTTCTACGATGCAGCAGCAGCACTAGACGAAAAGGGAGTTAGCTCTCAAGGTCGTGTTGCAGTAATCAACCCACGTCAATACTATGCTCTTATACAGGACATAGGTAGTAACGGTCTTGTAAACAGAGATGTTCAAGGTTCTGCATTACAAAATGGTAATGGCGTTGTTGAAATAGCTGGTATCAAGATTTTCAAGTCTATGAATATACCTTTCTTAGGTCAGCATGGTGTTAAGTACAACACTGCGACTGGTGTAGGTCGTGCTCCTGACCCCGGTAAGAGAGGAGACTTCGTAGGTGATGATATCGAAGCAGCAACTAAACAAACCAACATAGGAGCTGGTGGCTTTAACAACAACTATGGTGGAGCTACTGCCTTTGATAAATCATGTGGATTAATCTTCCAGAAGGAAGCCGCAGGGGTTGTAGAGGCTATTGGACCACAAGTTCAGGTAACTTCAGGCGACGTTTCAGTTGTTTACCAAGGTGACGTAATCCTTGGAAGACTAGCTATGGGAGCGGATTTCTTAAATCCTGCTGCCGCAGTTGAATTGTATATTGGTGCTACTGCTCCAGCAGCATTTGGTACTACATATCCTGAAAACGTAGCTGGTACTTAACCAACTTTTTATTCTTTATACGGGAGCTTCGGCTCCCTTTTTTTTATGGCTATTCAAATAAGCACCGATACCGAACTATCCGCAGTGAACTCTATATTGGGTAGCATTGGTCAATCACCTATCACATCTCTTACACCTAGTGGAGGTGTAGATCCTCTTGCTAACCCAGAGATTTCATTCGTAAAAAATTTATTAGACGAAGCAAATAAGGACATACAAACATGTGGATGGACTTTTAACTCTGAGTACAGAGTATTAAAATCTCCAGATACTAATGGTAACTATTTAATTCCCGCTAACGCTATTCTGTATGACATTAGTGATGGACAGATTGATCGTAGTACAAATGTTGTTAGGAAACACGGAAAGTTATTCGATACTATTAATCAAACATTTGTCTTCACCTCAGACTATTACTTTGACATAGTAAGTCTTTTACCATTTGATGATGTACCTCCAGCTATACAGAGATACATAATTGCTAGGGCATCAGTACGTGCAGCAACACAATTAGTCTCTAATGCTGATTTAGTAAAACTCTTAGCAACTCAAGAAGAGATGACTAAAGCTAATGCTTTGGAATATGAAACACAGCAAGGTGATCATAACTTTATGGGTTTTCCAAATCAAAGTCTATATAGAACATATCAACCTTACAAAGCATTGAATAGATAATGGCAAACATTACACAAACTATACACAGCCTTAATGGTGGTATATCACAGCAACCTGACGAGCAAAAGATTCCCGGTCAGGTAAGGGACATGGTAAATGCTGTTCCCGACATAACACAAGGATTATTAAAAAGACCGGCTGGTAAGTTTGTTAGTACTTTGACCGGTTCTACTAATAATGGAAAATGGTTTCATTACTACAGAGATGAGAATGAACAATATATAGGACAAATAGCTAGAAATGGCACTGTCAAAATGTGGGCAGCTGTTGAAGTAAAAGCATCTGATGGATCAGTAATTCATCAACAAGGGGCATCAATTGATGTTGTAAACGCAATAGGCAACAACACATATTTAGACCATACAAATGATGACGATATTCAAACATTAACTCTAAATGACTTTACCTATCTAACTAATAGAACTGTTAGCACTGAAATGGATACATCACCATCTGCATTAGAACCAGAAGGTGATTTTTTAAAAGAAGTATATATTGAATTAAAAAGTATTTCTTACTCCAAGCAGTATGCAGTAAATATATTCGATCAAGATGGTTCTCAAGATAGCCATTTCAGTACAGTAAAAACAGCTACTCGTATAAATGTAACACTAATAAATTCAAGTAATAACTATTGTGATTCTAGTTTTTATATGAGAACTCATGCCACAAGAGGAGATGGTAATAATGCTAGATGTGGTGAAGAAGCTGGTGATGGCAGAGATGCCTTCGCTCCTAATGTTGGCACGCGTATATTTTCAATAGATAGTAATAAGACACTTACTGACGAAGGAGCTACAGGTGGTATTCTTGCTGACAGTACTCAATCTGACACTAACTATAGTTATCAAGTAAATATTTTTAAAAAACCAGTTAGTGCTACATATACTCAAAATGATACTCAAACTACGGTAACAATAAACAGTACATCACATGGATTATCAACTAACGATCAAGTTCAGTTTGATTTCATTAATGGTGATGCAGTAGATACTACTAAAACTATTACAAAAATAGATGACGATAGTTTTAGTTTTACAGCAGATGCTCCAGCTAGTGGGAATTACAGTGGTGATGTGTCATATGCGGTAGGCAGTCAACAAGGTAGAAAGAATTTATATTTTCGTATAGCTACTACAGGTCAGTCAGTACCTTATACAGAAGGATCTGGAAACAGTCAGACTACAACGTATCAAGCTAGATATACTACTACTTTTGATCTTTTACATGGTGGAGAAGGTTGGGAAGAAGGAGATTACTTTTATGTATTTATGAAAGATGGTTATTACAAAGTATCTATAGACACCATAAGTATTTCAAAAGTTCAAGCAAACTTAGCTTTAGTTAGACCACAACCTACACCCTTCGATACAGAAACAACTATTACAGCTGAAAGTATTCTTGGTGATATTAGATCTGCAATTATTGCGGAAGGAAACATTAGTGCTAGTGATATTACAATGATCGGTACTGGTCTACATATAAAACGTACTTCAAACTTTAATGCCTCAACACCAGTAGGAGAGTTGTTAAATGTTATAGCTGGAAAAGTAAATGATATAGGTGACTTACCTTCTCAATGTAAACATGGAATGGTCGTAGAAGTTATTAATAGTGTGGCTGATGAAGATAATCATTACGTCAAGTTTTTTGGAAAAGAAAAAGATGACGGTACTTTTATGGATGGAGAGGGTACATGGGAAGAATGTGCTAAGCCGGGAAGAACTAAAAGTTTTAAAAAAAGCAGCATGCCTGTACTTCTTATAAGAACTGCTGATGGTAATTTTAGACTTACAGAACAAGACGGATCTGACTATCGAATTTCAAGTTTAAATAGACAAGCTGCTTTCTTTTCTACTACTGCAAATAATACAGTCACAGTTAATTTAACTAATCATGGATTCATAACTGATGATACTGTACGTATGGATAGTAATTTGTTAGAAAATGGTAATTATAAAATAACAAAAATAGATAATAATAGTTTTTCTTATCAATCTCCTAATAATGAAGGAAACCATGGAAGTAATGCTGGAGGTATTGCATGTAATGTTAACCGAGTATTTTTTGTTCCTCAATGGGATGATGCAATTGTCGGTGATGACGTAACTAATCCAGAACCATCTTTTATAGGTTCTCCAATAACAAAGATGTTGTTCTTTAGAAATAGAATGGCACTTTTATCTGATGAAAATATAGTTATGTCTAGACCGGGAGACTTTACAAACTTCTTTGCTAAATCAGCTATACAGGTTATTGATAGTGATCCAATAGATATATCAGCTAGTTCAGAATATCCAGCAATATTGTTTGATGGGATACAAGTAAATACCGGATTAATTCTATTTACTAAAAATCAACAATTCATGTTAACGACAGATAGTGATGTATTTAGTACTAGAACTGCAAAGATAAATGCTTTATCAACTTATAACTTTAACTTTAAAAGTAATCCTATTTCTTTAGGAACTACAATAGGTTTCTTAGATAATGCTGGTAAACACTCTAGATTCTTTGAAATGACTCAAGTCCAGAGAGAAGGTGAACCACAAGTTATCGAACAAAGTGCAGTAGTATCTAAACTTTTTGAGGATGATTTAAAATTAATTAGTAATTCTAGAGAAAACTCAATAGTATTATTTAGCGAGGAAGATAATTCTACGTTATATGGGTACAAATATTTTGACCAGATAAGAGATAGAAAGTTAGCATCTTGGTTTAGATGGACTTTACCGGGAAATATTAAATATCATTGTATGCAGGATGATTCATTATTTGTAGTTCTTGAAAATAATGAAAATGATTCACAACGAGAGTTACTTAAGTTTTCCATAAGAATGGATAGTAATACTTTTGCTCTTGAGGGTAATAGGATACATCTTGATTATTTAATGGAAACAAATAGTTGGACATATGACTCTGTTAATAATAAATCTACCTTAACTAAACCTTCTGGTCTTAATGGTGTTGGTCAATTAGCAGCATATAACTCAGACGGTAGTTATGGAAAAATAACTGTTAATGGAAATACTTTAGAGCTAGAAGGAAACTGGCAGGGACAGACATTTCAAATAGGTTATCTATATACCATGTCTATAACTCTTCCTACTATTTATTATATCCTCCAGCAAGGAGAACAATTTAAAGCAGATACTAGATCTAATACCATATTGCACAGAGTTAAATTAGGTTTTGGACCAGTAGGAGTATATGAAACAACATTATCAAGAAAAGGTAGGAAAGAATATACAGAGATATTTGAAGTCACTCCTGCAAATAATGTTTTAGCTAACACAGCTGGAATATTCGATGACAATGTTTTAAGGACAGTCCCTATATATGACCGCAATATAAATACATCTTTAACTATTAAATCAACACACCCATCTCCTGCCACTCTACATAATTTGACGTGGGAAGGAGTTTATTCAAATAATTTTTACGAGCGTGTATAACATCCCCCTTACGGAAAAAGAAGTACGTATATACATTGCATGGCTACTCAAAAACCGCATGTATAAAGGTATGACACTCCCACTAGGTAATCCTTGGGAGCCTTGGATGCAAGGAACCTTAGATAAATTACAAGCAACTTTACATGAGTAAATACATTCACCCAGCAACATTAGAAGCTGCAATTCGTGTGGCTTCTAATTTACTACCAGACGATTATAGAGAAGTTACAGAAGGTCATGGACATGATCCTCTTAATGCACTGGTCGTAGGATTTCATAACTGCGACTCAGTTTACTTCACTTGTCCAAACGGAGACTTGGCAGGCATGGCAGGAGTTCATGAAAATGGACAAATCTGGATGCTTTGTACTCCATCAATCCTTGATTATCCACATACCTTTGCAAGAGAAGCAATGAGATATGTGAAATCCAGAAAAGAAAAGTTACTGTGGAATATTGTTGACGAAAGAAACAAAGTCCATATCAAGTTACTTAGGTTCCTAGGTTTTAAATTTCTAAGGAGATTAACTTATGGACCAAATAATTTATCCTTTATAGAATTTTGCCGTGTGTAGTACAGCAGCAATCGGTCCAATGTTCTCTGCAGTAGGTCAAGCTCAAGCAGCAAGTCAAGCTAACGCAGAACGTAAACGTAACTATGAGCACCAACTTAAAGTAAGAGAACGAGCTTGGATGCAAAGAAGAACAACTTACGCAAGTAAGAAAGTTCAGTTTGAACAAGAAGTTGATCTAGCAAATATTGCAGCTCAACGAGCATATACAAGAACACAAATACAATTAAATAATGCAAGATCTTTAGCAATACTTGAAAACCAAGAAGACTTTAAAAAAGTATTAATGCAAGAAGGTTCCCTAGAAGTATCAGCAGCAGAACGTGGTATTCGAGGAAGATCTTTAGGTAGACTTTTAGCTAGTAACTTAGCAAAGTTTGGTTTTAATCAAGCAATGAGATCAAGAGGTTTAGTACAGGCTGGTTATAAAGCTAGAGAAAGTAATGAAAATGTAAATAGACAGCTTAAGTCAGATGTAAATAGATCATTCAGCAAAGTAGCAATACAACCTATAGCTGATGTAGCACCACCTCCACCGGTTTATCAAAATGTAGGACTGACATTCATGCTTGGTATGGGTTCGGCGTTAGGTGCTGGTCTGGATGGTATGTCAACTCAAACAACAACTCAATCATGATCCCTGAGTATAATATAAATCAACAATCATTCACACCAGAAAAGATAGTTGATATCATTCCAGAACAGGAAAAATCTGATGCACAAATACAAGCTTCAGAAGAAAGATATCTACAGCAATTACAAAAAAACTCTGCTGATAGAATTAGGAATACTGAAAAAACATGGGGTCAGATAGCAGACTTATCATCATCTTTAGCTGACTACATAAAGAAAAAACAAGACAAATACAGACAAGATAGAGAAGCAGAGATAAAACTAGACATATTAACTAGAGGTGTTAGTCCAGAATTAGAAGCTCAGTTTAGAGGTGAAAGGGATCAATTATTTGAAGATCACCTAGCTACTAACGAATTTGCTTCTAAATATGAATCAGAAACTGGTGACTCAATAACTGCTCAAGAGTTTCGCAAAATGGCAGGCTGGGAACAGTATATGGTTCATGAACAGTATGCTTTAGAAAAAGCTAAAACCTATGACCAGTACGTTTATGATGCTTATGAAACTGTAAAGATAGATGTTATCAGAGATGGTAAACAAGTTTCGGTAGGATATCTAGATGATTTATCTCCACAAGAACAAGCAGCACTAGATACTAAAATTAAATTTGAATTTGCAAAACAATTTGCAGGATTAAATGAAGCACTTGTAGCTACTGTTGTAAAACCTGAGATAGATAAGTTTGATGCAAAAAGAAGAAAAGAACAAGCTGTAAAAAGAGAAACTGCTTATAAAATTCAGATCAAAGAATTTGATGACAAGAGGATAGAAATTGGATTTGTTACGGCTGATCCTAATGTGGGGCATCAACTGGCTCACGATTGGTCTGCTAGATATGCAGCTAGAAATCAAGTTTCTATACAAGCAGGAAGAATAGCTTTTAAAGAAAGTCTTATTGATTTAGTAGCTGATAATAAGATTTCATATGCAGAAGCTATGTCTATAGTTAATCACGAAATAACAGCTCGTGATGGATCTACTAAGACTATGACTTCTTGGAAAGAATGGGATAGTCTTGGAGAAGAATTAGCAGATGCAAACGTCAAGGCACAATCTGCTAAAACAGATGACAGAAATGCTGATATAGCTGCTGATGTAGAAATAATTAAGTCTTTACAGAATCCTACTAACGAACAAAAAATGCAGCTTATGGCTGTGTATAAACAAAAGTACGATGGTTTTATTCCTAGTGATATACAAGGTGCATTAAAAGGTCATTTAGATGACGATGTTGCTGAAGAGCATATTCAAGAATCTATCCGCTACCAAGGTGGTGTTTATGATTTTGAACTAGCTAATGTCAGTACAGAGTTATTTAATAAGTATAAAGATAAGCTCATTGTTGCTGGATCTTCTGTCCCAGGGACTGATGACCACAAGAAAGCTATTGAGTTTATTACGGCTTATACCAACGAAGGTTCTCAAGAAAGGTTTGGAGAGACAGATGCTAAGTCTCCTCGATGGTTGGCACTACGTGATAATTTACATGAGTTATATTTCACAACTTACAAGGACACTTTATATAAAGGTAATGTGAAAGTAGCTACTGAAGCTGATGCTGATAGAGCTGCAAAACTTGCAGTGCAACAAGCTGTAGGAAATCCTAATATTCTCAATAAAATGATGAGTATAGATTTTACAGATGATGGTGATGAAACTTATAACCGTATGATGCAAGTATCTATGACGCAATCAGGTGGAGGTAAGTGGAGAAGAAATAAAATTACATCTAATGCAGAGATAGATGCTGGTTTAATAGCTTGGCATAATACTCCTCTCAAACAATCTAAAGATCTACCTTCTTACTACAAAGATTTAGCAATGAGAATGGGTATCAATCCTGTTGATCTAGCTAACTCTCAACTCAAGCATCTTATAGATAAAGAAGTGAAAGTAGACGAACAACAAGAACAATATAATCAAAACATTTTAAATCTTATATATAAATTTCCAACTCGTGAAAAGATCACAAGAGCAAGACTTGAGGCAGAAGGAGCTGGAGATCAAAATACAAAAACATCTATTTATAACAAAAAAGCCTTAATGATAACGGACGAGTAACTGCGGTTTACTTGCCGTTCATTAGGCAATATTACCGTGGTAACTATGGAAGATGACATAACTCTCGAGATAGGAATATCTGGAGATGGACTAAGCGAAGAAGAGACTGCTGCGGCAGTCCAAAACATGCAAGAAGCCGAGCAAGAGCGAGCCGTGCTTCGAGAACAAAACGCTCAAATAGAAGAACAAAAAGCTGAAGCTAATAAACCTGAAGGAACAAATCTAGGTGACTATATAGCTGATACTGTCAAAGCTCCACTAGCTGGTGCAAGAGATGGTGTAGCTAATATAATTACTGCTCCAGAAAGAGTCATTGACTTTCTCTCTGGAGAAATGCAAGAAGAATCTGAAACTGAAGAGGGCTATCAGACTGAGTGGGATTCATTACTTTATGGAGATAATGATCCTTTAGAAACTAAAACTTGGTGGGGTGGTTTAATTAGAACAGGTGCTGAAGTATTTACTACTTTAGGTTTAACAGGTGGATTTGGAGGTGTAGGAAAAGTTGGTCAAGGCTTAACCTTTATGCAAAGTCTTAAAACTGGTGCATTAACTGGAGCAAGATTCGACTTACTAGATAAAGACTCACAAGACGATAATATTTCTGGAATGCTGAAGGAACGATTTCCTCTACTAGACACACCACTCGCTACACAAGATTCTGATAGTCCAATAATGAAGACCGTCAAAAACGTAGCAGAAGGTATGTTAATTGGAGGAGTATTTGACACCGTTCTGTTTGGTGTTTCTAAAGGCAAACCTAAAGAAGCAATACAAGAGGTTATTGATTCTAGAAGAAAAAGTGTTAAGTCTCAGCAACTAGAAGAAGCTGCTACTCAAATGAAAGAACCCGGATTTAGAGCAAGTAAGAATCCAAAACTAGCTAATAAATCACAAGGTGGTACTACTTCATTAGAGACAGGTCCAGCTCTTAACAAAGCTAGAAGACAGAAAAAAACACAACTAGGTTCTGAAGAAGGAAGTATTGGTTCCTCACTATCTAACACTGAAGTCACTGCACTTACTAAAGGAACAAAAGAATCAAGAAAAGTTATAGAGAAAGTACTGCGTAGATTTAGAAGTCAAGGTTATGTTGAGCAGATGAAAGAGACTGCTGCAAGACAAGGTAAGACTCTTGATGAAATGTATGCACAGGATCTTGATACTTATAAAGCTGTTTTTGAAGGAAGAAATACATCTGACATGACTCCTGAAGAGTTTTGGAAAGAAATTAGTAAGGAAAGATTTGAACGTAAAAGTGGAAAGAAAAAACTATATGAGTATGTCAGTAGTGAATATGCTGATGCTATAGACATGATTAATGCTTCTCTATTTAATGAGATTAGAGATGCAGGAGTTGCAGCTAGAGAATTAGCAAATATATATGACATAAAAGATATTGATGGTCCTGCTCAGAAGATGGTTGAAAAACTAATCGCTGGTTTAAGGATCAGAAAGATGGCTAGTGCAGACATATCTCAACAACTTCGTCAGTACGGAAAGATGAGGGGTAAAACAGTTACTCCAAAACTACAAGCTGAAATGATAGATAAACAAGTACAGGAAAGTATTGATGCTTTTCGTATGGCGTTGAATATAACTGGCGATGAAGGTGACGAGATATTTAAGGCTATGTTCGAGGGTATCTCTATGGCTAAAGATATTCATACACTCGACGATCTTGACCAGTTTATGAGAGTTAAGATGAGAGGCGGTGAATGGGGTGGAGATCCTAAAAAGACTGGTGCATTTTTAAGAGAGATGGGAACTATGTTTACTCATAGTGTTTTGTCTGGACCAAAAACAGCAGTCCGAGCAATCTTAGGTACATCAACTGCAACCTTTACTAGACCTATGGCTATGGCTTTAGGTGGTTTGATGAAGGGTGACGGTACAACAATGAGAGCTGGTTTAGCATCACTAAATGCTATGCGTGAAGCAATACCAGAATCCTTTGAATTATTTAAAAGAAAACTTAATTCTTATTGGGCTGGTGATCTTTCAACAATGAAAACCAGATATGTAGAGAGAACTAAACTAGATGACCAATGGCAAATGTATGGTCACTGGGCAGAGACAAGAGGAGACAAGGTAGATAAGGCATTATATAGAACAGCAAATATGGTTAGAAGTTTAAATGACAGTAGTTTCTTAACTTACTCAACCAAAATTATGGCATCTACTGATGATGCTTTTGCATTAATTATTGGTAGAGCTAGAGCTAGAGAAAAGGCATTCTTAAAAGCAGCAGAATTATTACCTGATGGTAACTTCCAAAACCTAGATGCTAAGTTTTTTAGACAGTACGAAGATAATTTTAATGCTGAAATATTTGATAAGTTTGGAAATCTAACTGATAAAGCTGCTGAATTTAGTAGAAAAGAAGCTACTCTTACTCAAGACTTAACAGGTTTTTCACAAAAACTTGGTGAAGCTTTTAACGAAGCACCTTGGGCTAGACCATTCTTCCTATTTGCTAGAACAGGTATTAACGGCTTAGCACTAACTGCAAAACATACTCCCGGATTTAACTTTTTAGTAAAAGAATTTAACCAGATAGCTAAAGCAAAACCCGGAGATAATCTTCAATCACTTAATAAGTACGGCATATTTAATACTCGTGATCTTATGAATGCTAAAGCTATTCAGAACGGAAGATTAGCTATGGGTGGTGCAGCATTGAGTATGGCATCAATGGCATATCTTAGTGGTGGATTACATGGTAATGGACCAACAGATAGAACACAAAGACAAGCATGGTTAGATGCTGGATGGAAACCAAGAACAATCAAGATTGGTAATGTATGGGTTAACTATGATGCCTTTGAACCTTACAACCAAATACTTGCGTTAGTAGCAGATATAGGAGATCATCAACAGTTAATGGGTGAAGAGTGGGCAGAAGATAGATTATCTAAATTAGCAATGGCATTGGCTAGTACTGCTACAAGTAAATCATACTTAGCAGGATTACAGTCATTTGTAGATTTATTTTCTGGTGCACCCGGGCAGCAAGAAAGGATTATTGCATCATTGATGAACAATACTCTTCCATTATCTAGTCTTAGAAATGAGATAGGTAAAGTTCTCACACCTTACACAAGAGAGTTAGGTTCAGATTTACAAGACTCAATTAGAAATAGAAACTTAATAACTGAAAATATTGCTGCAGATCCACTACCAATTAAATACGACATCTTAACTGGCAAACCTATTAAAGATCACAACTTTATTACTCGTATGTTCAATGCGGTTTCACCTGTGAACTTCAACATAGATTACACACCCGGTAGAGAGTTGTTATTTAACAGTGGTTATGACATGAGAACTTCTACATATTCAGCTCCAGATGGAACAGATTTATCTGATAGTCCAAAAGTTAGATCAATGTTCCAGAAGGCTATAGGTGAGCAAAATTTAGAAGCAATTTTCGACAAGATGGCAGCAGAGGAGTCGATACAAATTTCTCTTGCTGAGATGAACTACTACAGAAAAAATGGTATGAGTGATGTTGAACCAAGATCATTTCCTCATTACAAACGAATTGCAAAAGTATTTGATAGGGCTAAGAAACAAGCTTGGGCAAGCCTTAAAAATGATAACGACGTTCAAAAGTTAATGCTTGAAGAAAGAGAACAAAAACTAAGAAACAGAAACGCAAATAAAGGAACTATAGACAAAATCCTTAACATTCCAAAATAATTAAATAAAATGGCAACAACTGAAGAATTTAAAAACGGTACTGGTGCCACCCCACTGGGCTTTACAATTGAATATATAAATGAGGAAGATATAAAGGTAAGAGTAAATGGAGGTGATGAACTTCAATTTTCTACTAGTTCTTCACCCTCTTCTGGTGAATATCACATTCCCACTGATGGAACTGCTATTACTTTTGGTGATGACTATAGCAATACTGACGTCATACACATATATAGAAAAACAGCAATAGATAATCCTTTAGCAAGTTTTACTGCTGGATCTTCTATCAAAGCTGGTGATCTAAATCTTATTCATAAAACTGCAAGATTTGTAGGTGATGAAGCTAGACAAGATGTAGTTACACATAAAATTAGAAACGAAGCTATAACTTCTGCAAAAATTGCAGCTGATGCAGTTGATGGTACAAAAATTGCAGATGACTCTATTGATAATGATCTTGTAGCTAGTGATGCTGCTATTGACGGTACAAAAATATCACCTGATTTTGGTAGTCAAAGTATATCTACAACTGGAACTGTAGGTAGTGGTGATATAACAATCACAAGCTCTGCCCCACGAATAGATCTTATTGACAGTGGTGATAATCCTGATTATTTCATCGCTAATACTGGTGGAGGATTTGGGATAACTGATAGTACAAATAGTGCAGTAAGATTTTTAGTAAATCCAGACGGTCATATTGATATAACTGGAAACCTTGATGTTGGTAGTGTTGATGTAACAGGCAATACAACTATAGGAGGCACTTTAGGAGTAACAGGCAATACAACTTTAGGTGGTACTTTAGTTGTCCAAGGAGACGTAAGCGTTGAGAGCAGCCATTTAAGTGTAGGGGCTGGGTCGGGCGACTTACAGATGAAAAAAGTAGGAGATGATTTTTTCATAGATAATGGACATAATGCTAATAGTCCAACAAGCCATTTATATATACGAAATAATGTTGGAGGTGTAGATCATAGTGGTGATATACATATTCAAGCAAAAGCGGGAGAAGAAGGAATTGTCATTGCAGATGATGCCAGTGTAGCTCTTTACTGTGATAATCAGATTCAATTAGCTACATCTTTTTTGGGACTTGCTAGTTATGTTAACATTATACCAGTAACAGATGGTGATAAAGATTTAGGTCACCCCGCTCTTCTTTGGAAAGATATATATGTAAACAATATTAAAGGTGATTCCATTGTCACCTCTGGTACATCTACCAGCGATAGTAAAGTATATTCTGCTAAACGTACAGGTGAACTATTTAGAACAGAAGCACAGGTTAATTCACAAGTAGTAAACTTAGTAGATGCAGTTGGTGGTTTTGTACCAATAGCAAATGAAACAAGCTTTCCAGCAGCTAACCCTGATATAAATAACGGACCCGGCACTATAGTTTCTGTAGGAATTTTAGCTGGTAGTCATACCGCTGATAACAGTCTTACAGGTACAGTTGTTATTACAGACGGTGCTGGCTCTGGAAATGATGTAACTATTACACATTGTGGTTCTGGTAAAACTTTAGAAGCTGGATTTGGAATTTTAGTAGAAACAACTTCTACAACACATACATATAAGTTTCATAGATATTTACCAAATGCAGATGACGTAGAAACAGTTTCTGACAATATCGGAAATGTAAATACTGCTGCTACTAACGTAGCTTCTATTAACAATTTCGCTAATATATATCGTATTGCAGCTTCTGATCCCGGAGATCATCTTCACGAAGGAGATCTTTATTTTGATACTACTAATGATAAATTAAAAGTTTATACTGGTTCTGCTTGGCAAGAAGCCACCTCTTTAAATGTTGCTGGCGGTGCAATTTCTGGTGATATAACTTTTGTTGATAATGCAAAGCTAAAACTTGGAGCTAGTAATGATTTACAGTTTTTTCACTCAGGTGTTAATTCTGTTATTGATAACAACACAGGTAATTTATATATAAGAAACAATGTAGCTTCTGATGTTGGTGGTGATATTTTTATTCAAGCTTTATCAGGTGAAGATAGCGCAAAATTTGTTCATAATGGGCAAGTTGAACTCAGATGTGATGGTACAAAGAAATTTCAAACTCATCCAGATGGTGTAGAAATTATAGGTGATCTTTTAATGGGTGATGACGATGAAATAAAACTTGGAGCTACATCGGAACTAAAACTTTCTTATGATGGTACAGATGGAATAATAAATCAAAAAAATAATGCTTTAAAGTTTCAACATAACGGAACTTTAAAATCATATTTTGGAAGTAATGTTCTTAATTTACAAGATAACTACAAGTTAGGTGTTGGAACTGGAAATGACCTACAAATCTATTTTGACGGAACGGACTCATTTATAAGGAACCATGCATCAGGTGCAATTATCAATAGAGCAAGAACAAGTTGGTCTGTACAAACAAATGCCACAGATGCCGGTGCTGACAATTCTATTCAAGCTATACAAAACGAAGCAGTAAAACTCTATTATGATGGTGGGAGTATACCTAAGCTAGAGACAACTTCAACAGGAGTAAAAGTTACTGGAAGTATTGTTGCCGAACAAAGTGCTAGTAATATTAGTGCTGATTTTCATGCAACTGGAAATGGCAGAGGATCACAAATAAAATGTCATAACGATCACGGTACAAGTTACCTAGGTGTATCGGGAGATACAAATGGTGATTTACTTGTATATAACACATCTGACGCAGATATTATATTTGGTACAAATGATACACAGGTAGCTGTTATAGATTCGTCTGGCAACCTAAACATTATTAACGATACAGGAAAATTACAGATCGGTGAATCGCAAGATTTAGCTATATATCATGATGGATCCAATAATTATATTGATAGTGGAAATGCAGGCACTAATGATCTATATATAACAAATACTGGTAATTTTATAGTTCGAAGCGATGCAGATGAAAGATTTATTAGAGCAATTAAAAATGGTCAGTCAGAACTCTATTATGATGGTGGGAATACACCTAAGCTAGAGACAACTTCAACAGGAGCTAAGGTTAATGGTGTTTTAGTCTCTGACGGTTTAACTCTTTATGACGATGAAAAGATTTTAATTGGAAATAATAACGATTTAGAGATATTTCATAATGGAA